GCGCCATAATTAGGGGAGGGACGAAATGATGATTAAGCGCCGGGGTGGTTTTGCAATCGGTGGCGAGGAGGGTGTAATGATCGAATTAAAGCCATGCCCATTTTGCGGGAAAGAAATTGCCCTCTACTGCATAGAGCTACCGGAGCGGCCCGGAGTATGGAAGGCCGGATGTAATTATAGCATGGGCGGTTGTGGGGCGTCTGGCGGTAATAGATTTACGGAAGCGGCGGCAATCGAAGCGTGGAATATGAGGGCAACACAACTTTTTGCCGCACTCCCGTGGGTGAAGTCATGACCAACGCTACCCATACCACCGATCTAGGGTCAATAATGCAAGATCAGCGCCCAACGTTTGATGGGTGGATTTGCGAACACTGCCGCAATCACCAGGGTGGATTAAAATGTTCCAAGGGGGTGCTGATCTGCTGGGTGGGTGCGAATATGAAGGGGTGCTTTTATTATAAGAGAGACAGAAGAAGCCATGACCGTAACCGAGATTAAAAAGATTTGCCAGGAACTAGGATGCTCCGGGGTCGATCCAGATATGTGCCAGAAGAAGCCGGAACTGTGCAATATTATCTATATGATTACGCATCAGGAAGAGATTTGCCGCCAGAATTTCAGAAAGTTGTTTGATGATCATTTTTGGGAGTTGGTTGATTAAAAGAAAGGGTAAAATGAAAGATCGCCTAACTTTGCCATTCGGACAGTACAAAGGGAAATCCATCCGCGTCATTCCCGACGATTATCTCTTCTGGATGTGCAGCCGTGGGAAGTCCACCTATTACAAATCGTCTCACAGCCTTGATGTCACGTGGTCGGTCCCCATCTACATTTGGGAGGCGGCAAGGGCAGAGGCAGAAAGGCGAGGGTTTAGGAAGATCGGGGAGAGGTGGGAGCGTGACTAACAGGGAGAAAGAGGGAGAAAGAATGAAAAAGAATATAATCGCAAAACTAAAAGTCCAAAATTACAAAGACAGGGAGGCTGTTGTAACGGCTCTTGTAAACGCAGGATACGTAATATCCGTGGAAGAAAAAGGAAAAGCCTATCCTTATGGTGACATTGGCTATTACGTCATAGTGCATTCTTTCCGGGGCGAGGGATTAGGAACGTGATATTTTGTGATAATTGCGTTGGTAAATCTGGCGCTTGCTGTGACTTTTGTGTATCTTATAAATTTAACGCTGATTCACTTGGACGATATACAGGAAATGGGTATTGTCTTTTAAGCATGCCAGAAACCAAGCCCCCGGAGATGTCTGCGATGATTTCCATTGCGAATATATAGCTTCAAAGGAGAATAATGAAATATAGCAATATACCAAGTTACAAAGAAAGTAAGAATATAGCAAGCGAGTATAAATTAAAGCCGTGGGTCTTTCCAGAAGGGAGCAAGTACCCTGACGGTCGTTTTAATAGATTGTTCATAAATTATGTGAATGATCAATGTAAGGATGAATTTATTAATCGGGCAAGGGACTCAGGATTTAGTTATAATCAGGCTTCCTTCTTACTAAAAGAATTAAAACTAGGGAACTTTAATATGGAAGATAAATATATAAAGGAAGGACAATGATCACAATAACCAACATAACTAATTTTTCAATCAACGACAAAGGCATACATACCTATCTTTTAAAAATCAACAATACTGAAATTTTAAGGTTCACGCACAACAGAAATGACGGATTGGCAAAATGTCTTCGCGACGCTGCCGAAGCAGTTGACAAATTATCAAAAAAGGATTCAGGCGAAGAAACATTAACACTACAAGACAAAGCAATGAATTGGTATTTTATTGGCTCTGATATTGATAGAAAATCAAGAGAAAAATTCATGTCTGACGGATTTATTTCAAGAGAAAAAATTATCGAGTATTTTCTACAAAGACATCCTTGGGAACAAAAAGAGGATGCTAGGGCCAAGGAGACGAAACCCTAGCATCCCAAGCAATTGATGTTTGCCGCGAACATCAACGCCTATAATTTGCCAATATAATGAACTGATCTCGTCAAGAGAATATTTCTTGGATATTCTCTTGATATTTCAAAAAATGATTTTCCATATCCTCCAACTGGTTTTTTTGATTTTGTGGAATCGAGTTCTACATTGTTCCACCATTTGTCAGGATTATGTTTAGCCAATGACGCCAGTCTCCTATCTTTAAATATCCCGGCAAGGCCAGAATTGTAAGCCACTAAAGTAAAAGCCAAACGGTCACTTTCAGAAAAGGCAAAAGCAACCCTTTTGTAATTCAAAAAATCAGTCTTAATCAAGGTCAAAAGTTGGTATCTTGCATTGTAACGATCTTCGAATTGCCAATTTTTCAAAAGAGGATCTAGTTTACGGGCTTCTTTGAAATTGTTAAATCGTTCTTTGCCCGAACTATCGTAGGCAATCGTTATTTGCCCCAATCCAAATCCATATTCTCGTGATGTTTTGAGCTCGGCTTTCGGATTCCAACATTTCTTACTTTTCAAGCTCGGACATGTCTCTTGTTCAATTTGCCCGGCGAACATTTCTTTGCAGGACAAATCTGGCCAAACCGCTGTGGCTAATTCTTTTAGGGCTAGACGGTGTTTAAAATAATTGTCCGGTAAAGTCTCCGCCCTGGCATTTGAAATTAAAACTAGGCCACAAAGAATTAGCCACAAGGGGTTCATTAATAAGGGCCTCGGCCTATAGATAAAGAAAGAGTCACGATAATGGTACAAACTAGTAAAATCTGCGCTAATAAAACCAGAGCGGCAGCAATATTGTTTTCCTGAAGCACTTCTTTGCAACAATCTTTTAAGCTCAAATAAGGCATGAGCCATTTTCTGGCAAGATGCCCCATTAAAGTCGCCAAAGCAACAATTCCGACATCCAGGGAAATTGCATAGAAGATTTTCCAATCAGGAATGACGAGGAAAACAAGAATAATCAGCAAAAAAGGAATTGCTCTGATTCCTTCTATTTTCCAGTTAATCTTTGACTCTTCCCAATGTCGATTATATATAGGCATTTTCAGTTTCCTTTCTTGTCTAGTTTTGTGGTTGCCTCTTCGTAACACTGGATAGTTGACAACAACCCTTCGACATAAACCTCTAAACTATCCAGGGCCAACATCAATCGCTTAATACTTTCTTCCTCGTAATACTTCTTGTTAGAATCAAGCAACTCAATCTTTGGAGGGACCGGACGAGTGCAGTACACCTCAATTTTACTTGGTTGGCACGGCCTGGCCTGGTTTATACACCCTGTCATTATAACGGGCAATACTAATATTGAATAGGGCAACAATCTTATCATTTGATGCCGGGGGAATTTCATTTTCTACTCCTTGCAGGATCGGGATATTCAGTCCGGATATTAAAGATTGGGTTTGCTGGGCTTGTTGAGCTAAAGCCGAGAGACGTCTGTCATTGTTCTTAATTGCGCCAATCACTTTTGCTGCCGAATCAATCTGCACTTGCAATGCTTGTTTGTCTTCATTGAGCTTTACTATTTCAACTTCTTTCACTTTGATAGTTGCCTTCAAAGGTTCAATCCTTGAGTAATTTGTAAATGCCCAAACATAGCAAGCAAGCAGACAAACTCCCAAAACAATCATTACGTCATTTTTCCAATTAAGAAATATTGTCCACCACATCATTGCTCCTCTCTTTCGTCACGATACTTGAAGTGCTTGCAATAGGGAGCTAAATTCCCAACTTGTGTTGGGCATTCTTTGCAAGAACCGACCGAACAGGGCCTATCTGTTATTTTACAATAGTGATAAACGTATTTGATAAGGCTCATATTTTTTCTTTCACTTCGAAAAAGTTGCTCTCTGCGGTTTTTGTTTCTATACGAATGAAATTAATACGGTAATGCGCTGTGAATATGATCTTGTATCTGCCGGAAGGGAGCTCCTTCGGCAAGACCAAAATATTTCTCGACTCATTTTTTCCCTTTGGGAAATTGGAGTAAACATCATCAAACGTCCAGGTATGAGAATTTCGTAATTGCCTTATTACTTGCGCGGGATACGCACCATGTTTTGTAAATTTGTGCGAGTAAAAGACTCTTTCTCCCGCAACATATTGTTCCTTGTCTGTTTTTAAATCCCCAAAATCTGCCACATTAAAAGGCCAGAAAAGGAGGAAGCATATATACAGATATGCCAACAGAAAACAGAAAAGAGCAAAACTCGAAATACAAAGCATAATCCTTGTTTTTAATTCTTTGTTCACAATTACCCCCTTTAATTTTTTGGCACAGCAGAAATAACGCATCCGCCTATTATGACATCGCACACGTCTCCATTTTTTACGCACTTTGCCATGTGGCCATGATCATTGGCTCTTTCCCATAAAGAGTCATGAACCTTTGTATTGTTGGCACACAAATTTGAAATGGCCTTTTCGACACTTTCAATTTTTTCATCAAATCTTTTAGTGTCAACAGCACCATCAAGTTTGGTTTCCACATGCTTCATCCAGGCCCTTATGAAAAACCATAAAGCAACAAGCAAAAGGGAATTGACACTCACAAGAATCGGGACAGCAGCAAGGGTTGTGACAGAATCAGGCATTTTATGAGTCTCACTTTCTATATATTTATTTTTTATTTGCTTCTTCCTATTGTGATATAGCGCCGGATATGTTCAGGACTTTTATGTGATTCTGCGATAGGCCAATATCTTTTTACAGCATCATACCAAAAACTTGCAGAACCTTTAATTGTAGTCATGTTTCTTCCGAGACGGAGATCTGGAAGATCATAAACCTCGACGACGACATTATGACATGTGCGCCTCATTTCGTTCATGATTTTGTCAAGATGCAAAGGGTCAACTGTCATAAGGACATTGATACAAATCCCCCAATCCGCTACCGGAAAATTTACGGGTAAAGATTCCAACGGAGAAATTGTGTAAGTCAACTTTTCTCCTATCAAATCTCTTGCCGACTGTTCCAATGCAACATCCGAAATGTCCACCATATTGATGGTATGTCCATATTTCAAAAGTTCCACGTCGGCTCTTCCTGTCCCAGAACCATAATCATTTATGATGCAATCGTCAGGAATATGTTTTTTCAGAAAAGGAATCAACCTCAAACAAGTAGAGCCTTTTCTGTACTGTCCTCTTGGCCCCCAAACTTCATCAAATATCTCTTTTGTCGACATCACCTCTCCTTTGTGTAAATAGGAAATTTGCTCAAGTCCGGATATGGCAACTCTATGTCTGGATTATCTTTGGGCTCTCCTGTCAAACTATTGTAAAATTGGTTCATCAGCAATAGTCCCCTGGCCGCTTTCTCGGGTTCCATATAAAAATTCCATCCCAACATATCAAAATTGTCTTGGTGATAAGAGCATTCTCTTCTCCCTGAGAAACGAGCCCTCTTCATCCAAAGGTAGGCCTTATAATCATCAAGAATAATCGCCCCTCCCTTTGACAATTTGAGATGCTTATAAGGCCCAGTAAAAGACAAACACATAAAAGATTCTGGGATATACATATTGTAGGTGAATCTCAATGCAGAATCCCAAGTTCTGGAGCCTATCAAATGATAGGCTCCCTTAAGAGTTGTTCCAGGAACAGAAAAAAAATTCACCTTGCCTCCTGCGTGGATTATCTCACAAGGGACAGAAGGATAAGTCCTGGCAGGAATTGTTATAGTTTTGCCCTCTATCCCTTCGCAAAGCAACGAAAGAAATAGCGCATTGCTTTGGTTGTCCAGGGCAACGGCGTACTTTGCTCCTGTGTACCTGCAAAGTGCTTCCTCAAAATCGGCTGTTATCTGGTGAACTCCTTCTGCCATTTTTTTACCTCCAGTTGTGCGGCATAACTCTCCTGCCGTCTGCTCCTCTTTGCGGCGACCCTATCGGCCTCATTCTATTTGGGGACACTCTAACAGGGATAGGTCTAACATTTGACGGGGTCGCAGGTTTTTCTTGCGCCTTTGCTTCGACGGGTTCGAGTTCAACCACGACCTTATGTGCTGTTCTAACAACCGGAGGCTTCCAATCCACGAAGGCTTTACGCAATGCTGTCCATTGAGGATTCCCTTTTTCTGCAATCCATTCATAGATATTCTTGTGCATATCTGTCGTTATTCTTCGCATCTTTTCTTGGTCAAGAGTTGTCCAAGAACTACTGGAATGCTCGCGCCGAAAAATGGAAGGCTTAATCCCAGGAATGTATTTGCACCCTCCAAACATACCCATTAATACATTCAGGGGATAATCCGCAACAAATCTATCGAAGTCTTTTTTTGTTTTTTCATTGTAAAGATTCCGCCATAACTTGCAGCTTGTATGAATGCTATATCCCATTCCGGTAAAACCAATCAATTCAAGGGCCGTATAGTCCTTGGGCTTATGAATAGAGGGCTCCGAGGTAATTCCGTTTCTCATATTCTTTACAAGATAATCATGATGGCACATAGAATATCCGGGGTTCTTCTCCATGAAATCAACTTGCTTTTGGAGTTTCAATGGATCCGTCCAGTAATCATCGCCATCACAATCTGCGTTGTACCGGTACTTTGCAATTGAATACAGGAATCGAAAAGGATATATTTCTTCTTTTGAAAACAGATTCTTCTTCTGGTAAATGACTTTTACGTTCGAAAATTTTTCTTCATATTCTCTAAGAATTTTAGGAGTACTGTCTGTGGAAGCGTCGTCATGGATCAATATTTCAATCGGGAAAGTTGCCCGTTGCATAATGAAACCTTCGATGGCATCTCTTATCAGATTCTCGTGATTGTACGTCAAACAACAAATTGAAACCCCAAGTTTCTTCTCTGCTTCAATGGGGGTCGTCGTCCCTGACTTTTTTTGCATTCTTTCATATCCTCCTTTTTCATAAATAATTGTTTCTTTGTTGACACAAATACTGGTCAATTTATTTGTTTCGATGTACTTCGCGGCCCTCTGCCATAAATCGTAGTCAGAAGGCAAATTCCCGGCATCCTTATACCGCAGGGGGATCGCCTTATAATTGTAACACGTAGAAGAATTAATCGTTCCTCCATGCAAAGGCAAAAACCTATTGAACAGATTGTCGCCTGATATCTTCGGAAGAATAATTCCATCGGGACATATGGCTTTTGTGCATAGCCAATCGGCCCCAGTCTTTTCAATTGCCTCGGATATGATTTTCAAATGATCTGGCAAAAACTGATCGTCGTGATCCAGGTGGCATATATAAGAAAAGCCATCCTTGAGTGCTACGGCAACACCGACGTTATAAGCGTTGACACCTCCGTTGTTCCAAAGAAATTCTGGGTTGTTTTTGTATTTTTCTCTTTCGACTGCGATCTTCAAATTCTGATAATACAATTTTTCTTTTGAATAACTTCCGACAATCGAAAGAAACTCATGATTGTCTTCGTATTTGTCTCCGACCACAAAGACCTTGTATTTATCATGAGTTTGTTTCATCACAGAATCAATTGCCCGTTTCAGAAAAAAAGGCGATTTTCCATCTTCGCGCTGGTATGTCGCAATAACAACAGCTAGTTCCATTGAGTCCTCCTTACGACGAAACAGTTTCCTCGCTTGTCCCCTTCCGGAAATCCACGAGCCCCCAGTTCGTTGTCAAAAGGACCCAAAAACAAAAAGTTTTGATACTCTTCTTCTATCAATTCATTGACCGCTTCTTTGACCCCAGGGAATCCGTCGTCATTGTAATCGTCAAAAACGATGTGTCCGTCCTGAACAACCAAAGGGGAATAGTCGTAGAAGTCCTTCAAAACATCTTTTGCCTCGTGGCCAGCATCAATAAATAGAATATCAACTTCGCCGACACTTTCCTTGACTGCGCTTATCATAGGTTGGGCATGCGAATCGCCTTCAAAATAACAAGTCTGATTAAGATGGACATTCCATTCATCCATATTCCTGATAGCTACCTCAGATTTGATCGCAACACCTGAATCGACCGTAAATACTCTAGTGCCTGGTCTTTGCAACATCAAACAAGCCGAGGCCCCTGCGTAACATCCGATTTCAAGGTAAGTCAACATTTTATATGCAGGATATGCCGACGCAATATCGTACAAAACATGATAATGATGATGAAAGGTCGCCACTTTTTCTGATATCTTTCTGAGCAAGTCCAAAGAAAAGGAGGTAGGTTTTATTATCATTTTTATCCTCCTACACGCATAGTATTTTGGCGGGATTTCCGACCACGGTTACATTGTCCGGGACATCCTTTACAACAACTGCCCCTGCCCCTATCGTAACTCCGTTGCCAATCCTTGTCCCAGGCCTTATTGTCGCGCCGCTTCCTATTACGCACTCTTTACCAATACGGACATCTCCTCCGATGTTGACCCTGGTGTATATCGTTGTGTAATCTCCTATTTCAACATCATGTCCAATATCGGATCGAGTATTGATCCAAACAAAATTGCCAATCTTGACATTCACGGTGATATAGTTGTAAGGCTGGGCAATTACAACACCTTCTCCGAATTCCACAAATTTAGAAATGATGGAATCTTCGTTTATGATCCTGGGAAACTTTATCCCAGACTGAAAGCCCTTGATCTGTTCAATCAATTTTCTTTTGAGTTTCGGATTGGCGACAACACACATGACAACCCCGATGTCGTTTTGCATCAACCACTCCATTCCGCCAAGGACCGGCAATCCGTTGATTCTCGCCCCTATCGGCATGGTGTCGTCAACAAAACCTTTGACCAACCACCAGTCTTTTTTTGATCTTGTCAAGTTGAAGGCCAATTCTCTGCCGGCCCCTCCGGCACCATACAGCACCAATCCTCTTGATTCAATCATCTCCAATTCTCCTTTACCCAATCTAAATGTGTGCATTCGTGCGGTTTCGGCTTACCGTGAAAAGAAACACTTTTACATCCCAAAGGCATCCCGTGCCTTAAAACCGACAATTTGTAAGACGCAACCCAATTTTCAGGAAAAACATCATGATCGTCTTGGTACAATTCATTCATCAATCCTTGCGCAGCCAACGGGCATTTTCTATTCACCGGAGGCTTAAAGGGATCCCATTGTGGCAACCCTGCGTCAACATAGGCCTCCCAAACTTTATATCCGGCCCCATTCCTTATTAGGGAAACAGTGGCATTGCCGTCTCTTTCTTTTCCTCGCGGACATAATTCGGCCGGATAATCCTTCATGTAACAATGGTCCGAAGGATAGTTGACTATGTCGTCAATATTTCCGACAATAACTTGATCCAAGTCCATATACAAAAGAGTTTCTGTTTCCACTCCGGGAGGATTCTTGCACCAAAAGGGCATACCACACCACCAAGAAACTAATCCGGTAGGAACTATTTTGATCGGCTCTTTTATTCGATATCTTGCTGTGTTCTTTTCTGCAAGAGGCCCCACATGAAGAACAAAATCAAACGGGATAGTGCAATTTCTTTTTATAGCATCATAAAGTATATTGACATATTCTACAGAATAGTAATTTCCTCCGTCCCAAGATGCACCCACTGTAAATTTGTCTGAAGTCTTATTCATTCAATAGCCACTCCTTTGTTGCTGGCCCAAAATACTCCTTTGTCCAGCCTGACATTGATCTTACTTTTCCTTGCAATAAATGCCCGTATTTTTTCCATCCAACTTGAAATCTTTCGTATTTCGCTTTTGATTTTGAATTGTTATTCCCTTGCATAGGACATCCACACAAAACAATCCTGTCGTAGCCCATCCCGACAGCGGCCTGAGCGCCCAAAAAAGAAGACGACCCAGAATACGGCGACTTATCGACCAAAGACCATACATAGTCCACATTGCCTTCATGGGAATGTGTTTTATAGTCAAGATTTCCCCCTATCTTTTTCCTACGAGTTTTAAATATTTCAAATTCACTTGTGTGATAAGAAGCAACGTGCTGGATGTCAAAACAAACCCTGTCGGAGCAGTCTACCCCAATAGCCATATAATCGAATAAAACTCCTCCTGCAGTCATTTGAAGCGTTTCAAGATCACTTTCTAAGCAAGGCGCGATTCCCATTATGACAATAGATTTGTTCATTGTTTTTCTTATTGTAAGATAAGACCCGTGATTGTCCAGGCAATAGCCATGGTCGCATTAGTGTCAGGGTCAACAACCAATTGATTATTGGTCCCGTCCGAAATAGGATTGGCAATCGCAAACACCTTGGTTTCAGCGGCCAAATCGGTTGTTATAGTCACAAACCTGTCCACGGTAGAACCATCTCCCAAGACAATATCCTGAACGTCGGCTCCTGAAACAACACCAATAATACTTGTTATAAATGCCCCTGTTGCCAGAATTGCCTGCGCCACCCCTCCCAGATTCTGAGGTTCATGTGTATTTGTCCACGAATTGGTCCAGCGAATTTCAAAATTTTTCATCCTGCGCATCAGGCAAGCTCCAGCCAAAGGAAGCAAAGCATGATTTTTATTTGAACTGGAATCGAACCATTGGCCGGGAGGAGGCTGGACCCCTTCATTATGAAGAGCAAAACAAGCGCCCACTTGTCTTAAGCTAGACGAATGAGCCCAGTGCGTCGGAGTTGTTCCGGTTACAACAAAACGAGCCCCCGTCTGGTTCGCTCCTCCAATATTGGCAAAATCATCGTCCGAGACATATGTGTCGATAAAATATTCTTTGTCTGTTATTAAAGTTCCACTTGTTAATGCTGTTTGGTCCCCCCATTGCCAACATGCCTTAATTCCGTTTCTATGCAACGACAATGCTTCTGCTGTCGTCAACGCAAAATTGAATAAATATGCCTCCGACAACACGCCAGCACTTCGTGTTGAAGAAGTCCCCAAAAAATACAAAACTGCCGCATTACTGACGCTGCCAGGATTCACTGCGGAAACCTGGGCACCCAAAACAACCCCATCACAAATAAAGTCCACGGTCGTATTGACAGCGCCAACCGTTACAACTACTGTTATTTTATGAGACATTCCATCAACAAAAGAAGGCGCAACAGAAGAATTGTACACAGTTGTATTTAATGTCAATCTTAAAACGCCCGTAGTGGCAACAACTTCTAACTGATACCCGACACTTGCTGTTAATTTCTGCGCAAGCAAAACATTCGCCGCTGGTGTGTAGTCAGGCAATTGGGCTTTAATATGAATAGAAAAAGAAGTGGCTCCAAAATCTATGTTGATATTGTCTTTCACTTGAATGCCATTGCTCCCTGACGCAGCAGCGGCCAATTCAACGGCTTGAGTTTCCATATTTGAGACTGTTTTAACCATTGCCAACAGGTCATCAAAATACAATTGCTTGACAGCTCCTTCGTCTTCGCTATCTATCAACAAAATTGAATCCGCCACTGCAGGAGTTGCCTTTCCAAGAGCAAGAGCCAGAAGAATTGCCAAATTAATTAAGTTGGTCTTTATGTTTTCGTATTTGATATATTTTGTACTACCTTCTGCTCCTTGTGTAGTGTCTGAAACGTCCACGATGGGTAACAAATCGCCGTCTGCAACAACAGTCGATTCCAAGAGGTCGGATATTTTTACATTTGGCATTTTATTCTCCTTCCGAAATCAAAGCGTCTTCACTCTCTGTACAAATTCCTAATTCTGTAGAAACTTCTTGATTCAGGTGTTCTGAGGTATCAACTTCTGTCAATTCCATTCTTACGAGCCTCACAGGAGATACTTCAGTGGGCTTTCGCCCTTGCATTGTTGTTCCAATTGTAAAAAATGATCCCCAACTCACGGCTCCTCCTTCTTATCTTATAATTGAGTTATTCTTATTGTTGTTGCTGTCAGATATTCGATTATCGGGTACAGGGCTCCGGTATTCAGGCGTAAAGTTTCTGCTACAGAATGAGCATTCGCCCCGTATATTGGCAAGGAAATATTTGCCGGCATTGCCGGGAGAGTGCCGCTCAAAAGAGCCCGAGATGTTGTTTCTTCAACTCCTGCCGTCGTCAGGATTCCAGAGAATGTCACGCCCAACGATTCGGTTGACGCAAACGACAACGAAAAATCAGGATTGCCATGAAAATTCGTATTACTAAATCCAAGATAGAAAAATAAATCACCGACACAGGGAATTACTCTGAACCCATCACTGTTGAATATAGAAGAAATATCAGGCCGGGTTGAAGCGACTGTCGGCGTAGTGCCTGCCACAGTTACTTTGATTTGACCAGCAAAAACATATGTGTCTGTCCCAATATTAACTAAACTATTCCCTGTTTCATATTGTATGATGCCTATATTTGCATCTACCGCAGTCCCAAATGTAATTGTAGTTCCACCGACAATCGTGCCGACCTTAAATGCATTATTGGTGTCCGTGGTCATATACGAGGCCAAAAATATATGATCGTCTCCATTAGAAGCAATGCCAACAGCATTTTTGCTATATCCCGCCCAACTATACGTTGCCTCCGAAAGAGACATCGTATATCCGGAAATCGACCCAAAAAGACAATCTATTGTTGTTCCCGTAGAATCCCTCAAGACCATAGCAAACTCATTTGTATATGTTTTGCACATGGAAAAACTTTCAGTTTTCAAATCTTTAATTACCGTGGATCTAAGAGTCGTCGCTACTCCAGAAGTGGTACACAAATGGATATGGAGATGGCTTGACCCGGCCAACACTACTACAAATTTATCCGTATCGACAGATACAATGTCAAAAACCAATCGACTGCCCACGGCACAAGACAATACACGAGTGGCCCCCAATGTGATTGTGGTCCCGGAAACAGTCCCTGCTTGAGCCATAGCTCCTTCTGACGTTGTGTTTGGGAAAACCGCAGCGAATTTATTGATTCCAATTTTGCAAATTTTTATAGATACAGAAAAAGAAGATGCAAGCCAGTATGCAGGGTCGAAAACAACAATGCCGGAATCAGTGGCTGTCCCCCAAGTCCACAACCCTGTTGAAGGATTATATGTTCCAGAGATATAATAGACTTTGTTTCGGGTGGTTCTGAAAACAACAACTATCGTGTTGTCATTAACAAAACAAGCGTCGGCATCATATATTCCTCCTGAAGAATATCGGAGGACACTTTGATCTTCCAAGACATATCTTGCATCGTCTCTGATAATCGGGACAAATTTGTCGGAAACAGAATCGACGCCAACGGGAAATCCTGCTGGCGTATTGTATTTGCAAATCTTGTCAAGATAAACCCCTTCAGGGACAGGAGTCACATATCCTTCACTCAGTCCGATGATCTGAAAATTTGTACCATCATAAACCACACCGACCATTTGCCCAACAAGAATATTGTTTTCTTCAAGATCTTGATCGACATATTTTGTGATTCTGCCGTTTGTCACATTGGAAGTGGTAAGATAAGATGTTCCTGTATTTGCATGTCCGGCCACAAAATATATAGGCATCCCGACAGGAGATTGCAAGGCAACATTATATTCATTTTCGGCCGCGCCAGTATCTACATTATAAAAATCAGATACTGTCACAACATTTGCCAGCGTAGTTGTCAAGATTGCCACGTCTGCATCCGACATTTCGTATCCCTTGGTCGCCAACATTGCAGCAAGAGATGAAACCATTGCAGAAAGCTGATAAAAAAGCTTATTGGCAGTCGCCGACGGGAAAATAGAAGGATTCACTGCTCCCCCGGATCTCTGCGTGTCTGCACTCCAAGCCAAATCTGTTTCTTGGTTTGCCTTTGTTGGATTCCAAACTAAAAAGTTATTGTCGGCCATTTTTCATTCTCCTTTTTTTATGCCCATTTTCCTTTATCGAAACCAGCAATATTTGCGTCGTCTAAATCAAAGCCAAAGAAAGGTAGTTCTCCAACATAAACATTCATCAAGACCCCTTCCGGCCTCGGTACTATCAGTCCATTGTCAATCAGTTCAGGAATAAGCAGTCCTGAATTAGAAATGCCCGGCAAAGAAAAAGCTCCTTCAAGCGTAACACTTATCGTCATGTCCTGGTTGTCTACAATAAGTATCTTTCCTTCCGGAAACAAATCGGCCCATCTGTCTATCAGATAAGCTGCTTGTCCATCCCAATGATTACGAATAACTTTTGCTTTCAACAAAAGACGATACATCTCATCTTCTAAAATCGGACTGATTCCATAGCTAGGCTGAAATTCTAAGTTTCTACTTTGCCCCAAAATCTCGCCCAACATATCAAGTTGGTCGCCTACCGCTGTGTCCAAATCAAACTCGTCGTCAAAGATTGTCAAAAGATCAACAATCCCTTGCGACGTTCTTAATAATCTCTCGAACCAATTCAGAAACTTTGGGCTGTTCTGATACTGCGGGGTAATCAGAGACAAATAATATTGAATCGTGTTGTTTGTCATACGTAATTCACCAATATGTAATCAGGGCTTGCGTCTACAATCCCTGTCAACACCTCGTTGAAATTGATTACTATATCGTCTGTTTCCATTGGAGACCCAATAGGACTTACGTCTGCGCCAAGGGCATAAATAGAAAATGTTGGCTTCGCCGGATTACTCATGACTCCTACTGCGGCATAGTAAAGCGCAGAATGCGTCAACATTTCTCCGATTTGAAGACTGTTAATATAATCTGCGATAGCAGCAATTATCAAATCTTCAGTGGTGGCAGTCCATCCGGTCAAAGTGTGAATATCTAAAGTCACATAAACCGGCATTTCCGTTGGTCGATAAAATCTAACTTCCGTCGACACTCCGTTATCATCTACAATAGGAAGAACTTGATCTCCGTCCATGTAACATCCAAGCCCTCTATTGTCATAAATGGCCTGAAATATATCTGTGTTAATCCCCCCTTCCACAACCGCCGCTATACAATGAGGAGGGATGTCAGTCACAGGATCATTGACATTGGTGTAATTCTCATAAACTTTATATCTTGTTACTCCTGCTATCGCCGCAATTGCTGCCGTCGTTTTTTCCAGAGGGGTAATAGACGGCAATGTGACAGAAATTGATTGTCTTATTCTAAACTCTGTGTCTGTTTCTACCGGTTCTCCTGCGACAGCCGAACTTGAATTGTTTACAGAAACCCATCCCGCAGTTGGTGTCGCAATAGCATTAACTGTTCCTGCGAGCGCTGTAATTTCGCCAACTTCTTCTGCTGTTGCTGTTACTGTAATTGTTCCTGCAATTGGAATTGTCACTGATGCCGGCAACAACCAACGATTACTATTTGTGTCTGTAACAACCCCATTTGTAATAACGGTTCCGTAGGTTCCCGTGACAACAACATCTACGGTGGAATTTGTTGCGATATTTCTCTTTAGGCCATTAAGTTTGACAATCGAATCCAATGCGGACCCTATCGCCGTCAAAGGGCTCCGATTATTATAGACCGCTTGAAGTGTCTGATAAACATCGAAAAGCATCAGCGCAAAAACAGACAACTCCTGATAGTCAAGGGCGTCAACGCCGAGGTAAATGTCTGCCCCATAAACTATCTTTTTCTGAGCTATCAGATAATCCAAAATATCTTGATATGAAGGGACATGAAGTCCAGAAGCATCAATTGTAGGGACGATATATGCCATTGTTACTGTCCTCCGTTGGTCACGGTTATGATTCCAAATTCTGTTTGCAAAACCGCCAAACAAGTATACTCTCTGTTGTTTGGATTATATGAGGAAATGAAAGAAACAATTTTCGTTACAAAAGGGGATTCTATCATTCTCTTTTTGATAAGACGATCCGCAACGGATTTTACTGTTCCTTTCTTGCCCAAAATCTTTTGCAACATTGGCAACCCTTCCTTCTGATATTCCCACCATTCACCTTGCCATAATCTCAAGCGAGTCTGAACTATCTGCATAACAGCATCTATATCCGTGATAAAATCGGACGCGCCGTTGCCATAAACCTGTTCCCAGTTGCCATCTAACCTGCGAACTCTTATTTTGCTCATTAGAAAACCCCATCCGTTTTAGCTCCGCCCTTTGAAACACCAAGATGCTGATGCTCCAAAAAGATCCTTGTTTCAATTGTCGTTGTTCCTTCGACGGTTAATTTGTCATGCATCAACACATCTCCAGTGCAAGTAATCCCAGCATCATCAACAACTACTTTTGTCGCCCCAAATACAAGATTAAGAGCCGATGCAGATATTTCGGCATAATGATTTCCAGCATCATTCCGAAGCTGAACAGAATTTGTCGAATAACCACTTAATACCCTTGGTTGAGATTTAATCCCCATAATTGCCATTGCGTCAGAAAGATCATGTCTTCTAATCGATATGGGCTCGTTCTCTTCTCCTCCGCTCTGATACCAACTGTCAAAACAAGTATCCGAAAAAACAACTAAACACTCGTCCCCGGCCTGTATGGGAAATGTCAGGGCATAACCTCCTGCCTCTGGAGTACATATCGGGACATCAAATAATCTTGGGATCTTCACCGACCTTGATTCGCCTTCGATCAAAATCTTTTCTTTAATAGCCACTTGGACGACCACAGTCTGCTTGGCCGCATCAAAAGAAACCACTATTCCGGGACAAGCAACACGCAAATTAAAATCAAAGGCGTCAAATGCCCTTTTTAATCCTTCTTGCTTCGGCCCTAATCTCTCAGACGCTGATATCATACAAAGTCCTTTAATTTGAAGAAGCTCGTTGCAAATAAAGAGGCACCGTTAAATTTGCCGGGGTTTTTCCGGACAATGCATATCCCGTTACGTCTGTGTACCACTCGTTTCCTCTTGAATCACCAAAATGCCTGACCCCTCCGACTTTGAACCAACCCGTTTGGTCAACAACACTTACTGGTCTTCCTAGGACAGCCCTTTGCATCGCTATATTCACTTTTGAAAGGTCCACTTTTACTTCCATCGGAGGATTAGTTATGCCAATCACAGGGTTCAACAAAACTCTAAAATTGATCCCAAAATCGGTTTGTTGAGGGGTTCCTACCAATCCCGTTTTCGAATTGATCCCCAAAGGCTCTTGACTGGAATCCGATTCATTTACATCGACAATATTTAACTTGCCTTCTCTCATATATAAGTATGAGTCTATGTTGTTTCTGACCACTTCTCTTATCGGGACATCAGGAGAAGCGAAAATAGTAGATTTCCGAACAAGTTGGCTCGGAGCCAATCTTTCTGTTATTTTGTTAACAGGTATAGGGGTAAAAGCCTGCGCAGCAATAGCATTGACAAGCTGCGATTCGGTATATCCAGCAGGCATATTCGTCGAAATAAAATTGTCTTTGAAAAGCCGATCTCCATCCATACACATCAATGTTAATTTATAATTAACAACTCCTTCCCGGGTTAAAAAGGGTTGAAAAACTTTTCCACTAAATAGAAGGCCGTAATTGCCTTCTTTATATCCGGCATAAAACCAGATCTCGGAACCTTCCCCGATGATCTTTTGCTGCCAATCACTTGTCAAATTCCAAATATTAAATTCCGAAAAATACCACCCTTGATAGCCAGGATAGTTGACATCAAATGTCACTTTTAGAGGTGTCTCCTCGGAGATCCCATCTTCGCCTATTTCCAAGACGGAACCATCATTACAAGCTACTTGCAAAAGCCATTTTCTTCCGTAATATGCCTTATTCATTATCTCCCCACTGAAGCCGGAAGTTAGTTCCCAAATCATCTATGGTCGGCCTGTCCAAAGAAGATCCTCCATTGGAAACCAAATAAGCGGACCCTATCTTTAGATAGTCATATGGCTCAAGTAAATTAATCCCAGGCAAAAGAGGAATAGAACTCAAAATATTGACAGAAGTTGTCGGATTAATTATATCCATAATCCAATATTCTGCAACTTCATTCCAACGGACAAAAAACTTTAAACTAACGTTCTCTCCGTTGACAGAAAGTTTAATTTGAAACCTCTGGTTGTGTAAATTGTCTATATGTATTACTTGCACAACTTACCTTTACCTTCCTTTTATTGCGGAATCAGTGGTTCTGCAGTCGGGGCCAAACCTGATTGTTCTGTAACAGCGGGCCGTAAACTATCATCTTCGTATTCTTCTGTCTCAACAACAAAGATCTGCTTAAAAGTCACTTCGGCTTTCAATCCATATCTTGTTGCGACATCATCAAGAACATCAATATTCTTGATGACAAAATTTTCATATTCTTCAAGACGTGTCTTTACAACCAAAGAGATGCCATTGTCTTTCCACTCTTTCAATTTTTCAAATGCAGTAACCGACCTGGAATAAAATGGAGCAGTCTCCGTTGCGTCAGGAGAAAAAGACTCGCCCCACTGTGTCTCTTTATAAGAAGACATGACATCACTCATTCCAATTTCCAATGTTATTTCAATTGGCAATTGAAATGAGTGGTCAGAAATATTTGCCCCAGACTGAATAGGATGTTCCGTAACATACTGAGAAAGTCGATGATTGGTTCTTATCACGGCGTCAAAGTACCACTTATCTTCTTCGTCTTCTATATATGTCAAAGGCTCTTCTGCACTCCATCCAGAAGGCCGGTATGAACTTTGTTCTAACTCTGGGTTCGGAACTATGGACGTCAGATACGCTCTCCATAGAGCATATTGAAGGCCAGAAGTGTCTAATAGTGTTGAATTAAAGTTCATTGCGCAACTCCGGACAGAACAGGATATCGATTATTCAATAGTGTTTGCCTCTTACTGTACGCCTCTTGTGTCTGCCGGACAACCCTTTCAATTTCCCTAACATGCTCTTCTGTTGTAGGGCCGTCAATATTCACTGTGACAGAATTGTTGTTGACGATACTGTTTGTATTGCTATTTGAAATCTGAGAGGCAATCGGCGAAGCTTCAGGCCGACTGTTTTTGTAATTAATATTGCCGTTTGTTTTGATATGCTCTTGAAGCTCTTTTGTTTGTTGTCTTATGTCAACAAGCAGATTCTTCTCTATCTGCTTGGGGGACTTGAAAACGCTTACTGCTTCTTTGAGATCGCTGATAAACCCTTTTGCTTTGCTTTCTCCCGCCAGCTTATTTTCTTCTTTCTTCTTGGACTTTGACAATGAAGGAGGAAGAGGCCAAACTTCATCGCTATTGAGCCATCCCTTTAGGTCATTTGCCCTGGCTTCTTTAATTTTAAATTCTTCAATGGCTCTATTTTTCTGAATTGCTGCTATTCTTTTTTCTTCTGCGATATTTCCATCCGCGACTGCCTGGAGTCTTTTTCTTTCTAGCTCCAATTTTTCTTTTCTATTTATAAGCCAACCAAAACCAAACGGCATGTCCTTGGAAGATTTTTTTTCTGCGGAAGCTGCCGCAATGATGGTCGCCGTCGGTTTTGTCACAATAGCTACTTTCGCTTCTTTTTCTTTCTTGGCGTCTTGTTCTTCATAATGCTTTTTTCGCGCATCCCATTTATTCAAATATTTCCCGACCGTGTCTTTGGCATATTGGTCTTTGATCTGTTTGGCCTTATCTGGATTGTCAAGCCACAATTGGCCTGCCCCTGCTTTCCATTCAACCGCTGCGCCTGCTTCTCCAAATTTCTTTTCCAAAATATTCATTCTGTGATTATAGACTTTTAATTGATTTTCTAGAGTCCATTCAGCATCTTTCGGCAATCCAGCTTCTTCGGCCCAACCTTTGATCCCTCTTCTAGGATCTCCGTACCAATTCCCTGGCATGATCTGGGCTATGCCTTTTGCCCGCTGTCCACGATATCGCCCTTTAGTAATCAACTCCCCTTCGACATTAACTCTGTCAACCTTGCCTCCACTTTCAACATCTAAAAGAGCACGACGAGAAGGAGAAAGACTTGATATTCCAAGCGGGTCTTCGGCCGCCTTCCTTTTGTCTTCTTTTTTCTTTTCTATGGAAGCCTTGATTGTTTCCTTGGTCACAACTGGGTTTTCTTTGTCGTATGCGTCTATTCCTTCTCTCAGTCGTTTGGCAATATCGACGGGATTCATGGACCTTTTTCCTTCAAGCAGATTATAAAACTCCGCCAGAACGAAAGTCATTGCCACAATGCCTTTTTTAATTTTCTGCGTATATTCCAGCAAGAAATCCCAGATAGGAGACAGTTGAAGATTTGACTTGTCTCCATTTATATAACTGTAGAAATCGTCGATAAGATAGATGAGAGAGGACAATATCAAAATTGCCTTCCCCAATGGGCCAGCGACAAATATAGCTGTGAGAATAGCTCCAAACGCAAGGAGCGCTTGTCCTATGGCAGGCAAGACCGAGATGCCCTTGTAAAGAATTGTGATTAAATTCTGAACAGCCTTCGTTGTGTTGTATATTACGCGTACAACTTTAGCCAGCCAGAACGCAATCTTCTCTGACCATTCTGGAAATTTCTTTTCTACAAGATCATTGAAATCCTTGAATGTTGCCTTTGTCCCAAAAATGGAAGTTTGAAGTTGCGAGAACAAATTGAAAACAACCCTCGAAAGGCCATATGTGGTTTCCAGTTTTAGGCGAGCGAACTCAAACTTGATGCTTCTTACATACTTCAATTGTTCTTCGGCTCTTTCTTTGTCTCCTCCTGCAAGCTCCATTCTGCGTGCCTGAAGAATTAGTTTTTGGTATTGATCCCTTAATTCTGGTATCCAAGCAATATCTTCCGGAGCTTCGCCCAAGGCGTCAATGGCGATCTTGTACTGCTTTGCGGCGTCCTTGTTCATGAACATCCGCATAGCAAATTTCTGATAGCCCATGTCGGCAGCCGCAACTTTGGACATCAATTCTGTCGTAGCAGCGCCGATAGCAACCAAAGACGATATAATAATGCTCCCAGCTTTAATCTGGGAAGAGGACATCAATTCTGATTTTTCTTGAACCTTATTTCCAAGGTCGTCAAGGATCTTTCGCATCTTTCCATATGATGCGTTGTCAACAGAAAATCCAAGAGAAATCAAATAGTCTTTAATTGTGTCTGCCATGCAAATTACCCTTCGTCTTGTCTTTGGCTGTCCCGATATCGCCTTGTGTTTTCGGCCCTAATACTAGCCATTTCGTGCCAATCGTAGAGGTCGTCTAGCGTATAGGTCCCGTCCCACAATTGGTGTTGTTGCCATTCCTTGGCAACTACTGGGGCGAAGGCGTACTCGTCAAGATTGACGCATTGAACGGGATCAAACCTTTGAAACTCTCCTTCGAGTCCTTCAATGCGTCGGCGTCGAAAAAACCTGTTAGATTAAACAACAAGGCGTGACTTACTAATGTTGAAACCAGCAAGGCGTCGTCTTCTACTCCTCCCACTCCCCATTTTCCTTCCGGCAAATAAACCGGAGATTCAACGGAGGTGTCTTTTATTTGAACAATCTCTTTTATCAACAAGAGACTTTCCACTTGGATGTTGACAAACTCGGCTTTGCCAAAAGAGCCGATCTCCTCAACTATCGCCATTCCAATGGAGGCAGGATCACTGACTTTCCCAGCAAATACAGCAACACCTATTGCTGAAAGCTTTGAGAGCAACTTGACGGTAATAAAACTTCCTGTCAAGGCGTCAAATTTTCCAATCTTCCAAGTTCTTCCTCCGATAACCACAATTCTGCTTGTTTCTCGTGCCGGCATTGTTTTTCTCCTTTAAACTTCCAAAACGGCTTCGTTTTAATTTGCGCCTTACTTTCTCCGCCCTTTTAAAACAAATTAAAACTAGGCCACAAAGAATTAGCCACAAAGAATGTTATTAAGCAGGCAGCGTCTGAATATCGCCGCATAGCAACACCCACTGAACCATGTCTCCTTGTTTCTTGTATGCTTTGTCTCCGAGCTTCTGGAAACAGACTCCCGAAAAGGTATGAGAGGTGGAATCGCTCAGGCTTCTCAGGATGCCAGCGCCCTGGGCCCAAATGGCCGGAGCGCCAACAATCAAAGCATTGTATGACTGCAAAAGAAACTTATGTGCCGCCGATGTCTGCTGAACATTAATGACAAGAGACCCATTGTTTCCAGGGATCTTCGAAACCATCGGATTCCCGTCATTGGCCGTCTCGATCACTGATCTGTCCTGGGCCATATTGACCGTCACGTCCCCAAGGCCCTTGCCGGTCAATGTGTATCCGCCGGCAGGTGTCGCAAAAGTGAGATTCAAAACACAATCCAAAAAACTATATGTTTCCATTTAACTTCCTCCTTCTTTTAAATTATCGATTGACGTAAACGCCAATCAGCACACTGTGTATGGCCCCTGCTTCTTTGATGGCGACGTAAATCGGAGGAGATTTTCTGGCTTCTCTGTCTGCCCTGGACTGATCGTCAATCGCTTCCGCCTGAACCAAATACCCTTTGGGAAGAGTGTCGTCGGTAGAAAGAGCCAGGATATTAACACCTGTCCATTGCCCTGGAGCCAGAAAGCCCAGTCGAACTGCATTTTCGCATGCTTGATTGATTTCATGAATGATCTGCGTAACACCAGGTTCTGTCTGAGGAATTTTCGGAGTGGAGTACAAAAGGTCCGCAACGGAAAGCTGAATATTATTTACAAGCATGTCGAGATTAATCTTCTCGTCGAAGAAAGATCCGTTAACCATCTTGCCCTGTTCAAAGAACTTGTAATAGTTTCCGTAAGACAAGTACAGATTAGCATTGTCAAGCTCGGCATTATAGACTTCCGTCAACGTCAACGGTTCTGTCGCGATGCCGATCAGCTCCTTGAACTTCAGGGTAAATGCAGAATTGGCAAGGCCTGTGTTCTGTCCACAGGCATATCCAAGAATTGCGACTGCCGCGTACACGTTATTGGGATACAGAGAATCCTGATCTGTCGCATAAACGCCGAAAGTCCTGGTATAACTCAATGCTTTCAGGTATCCAAAGATACTCGGAGGAGAAGGTGCCGCCGTGATAACATCCGCGTCCGAAGTCGTGAAGCCATACAACGAAGAAGGCTGAGCCGTTTCGATATAGGCAGCAATATCTTCATGATCGTCTGTCAGTGCCGTAAGGCAAACACAGGGGTACCAATCAAAACCGGCAAGACGACATGCCTGAACAGCGGCCAAACAAGTTTCTGGCAATTCCTGCCGGCCAATCCACAAACGGCGTGGTGCCGGGGATTGACTGAAATAAATCACAGCGGCATCATATTCAGGATCCCCAACAGCGAACCCATCTTCCAGCATGTCTGCCGGATCTTCATAAACCCGCACCCGCTCCGTGGCAGGAATGACATTTGTGTCGCCGACAATCAGAAGCTCATTAAACGTCGCTCTCGGAGCCGCCAGGGGCGATATGGAAACTGTTATGTCTACAATTGAATCAAGATTAAAAGAATCTGACATTTTGCACCTCTCTTTTTGAAATTTTTAAATGCTCTAGCTACTCCTCTTCCTCAGGCGGAACATCTGCCGGAACAACCGTGCCCACTTCGTTATAGACGGTTATCTCTGCACTTTCAATAATCCCCACTTCTTCATTTCTTAAAATCCTTTCATTGAAAAGAAAACCAATGTCTTCTCGTTCCCACCAATTCCCCTGAAACAATTCCGGCCCCCTTATAGGAGAAGGAATCTCCGTCAACAGCCGAAGTCCTGCCTCGTACAAAAGCCGATGTGTCGTCGAGTAAAACATTTGATCTCTGATAAGCTGGACATTCTCCCAACTGTTTGGTCCATAAAGAACCAGCGACAAACGGATCACCCGGATATAAGAGTGTTCCAAATTAAGTTGAATTGGACTGCCTTCCTGCCAAACCCGATCGTCCTTTTGTCTATTTATCTTATCGTCATCTTCTGTGACGCGAATGAAAATCTTGTCTTCTGTGGAATTCCATGCCGGAGCTCCCCCAGATGGCCAGGAAATCCGCACCTTGGAATATGCCTCTGGCGAGTACGCTTCTGGAGAGCCAGTGGCTTCATATCCCAGCATGCCAATGATCAAGTTTTGAAAAACAATATTAAGTTGATCTAAGGTATTGGCGGTGTCTGTCATCCACTTACACTCCAGACTCTCTCTGCCCTAAAGAAGACGAAAAACCATAGTCTTTATAGGGCATAACGTTTAGAATCTTGTAAAGATCGCCATTCCAAAGAACTTTGTCCGAAGTCCCCTGATATTCGCCGGTTCTCGTAATATAAAGCTCGCTTGGAACCGGCACCCAAAACATCATTCCTCCAATAACTCTGTCCGCTTCTGGGACTTGCTTCAATTCCTTTTCGCTGGCCGGGACAACAATGACCTTTTCCACTTCAAAATAAAGAGGGTCTTGTGGGATCTCTCTCCATCCTCCAGAAGCAAATTCGCCAAAACTACGGTAAACTCGCACTGTTTGCGGATTTAGACGGAGCGAGGAAAAGACCCTTTTTAGATTCATTCTCATTCTTTGTTCCTCACAACATATGTCACGCTGTTTCGGAGCTGGCCTGTATCGACCAATGGATGAAATGAACCCATCACTTCTTCTCTCTTTTCTTTGCTCCAATCCTTGGCCTCTTGCCTTCGGCGCAACCTGCCGAGCAACGTAGCCCGTTTCAAAGGAGTAAATCCTTCGCCTTCATTGATAACCTTCTTGATGCTGTTGCTCGCAATTACCCCTGCGGTTTCTAATGCCACATCGATTTTTTCGACCTCCCCGTCGAGCTGAGCTCTAGCCGCTTTTAACATCTGTTCGCTTATCCTGTCTTGAGCCTTGCTTATCCCTGGCTCCATAAAAGGCCTGGCCGGGATGCTCGCCAAAGGAGAACCTAAGTCATGGATTCTTGCCAATTGAGCATTGTTAATTTCTCCTCCGTTTTTCCTGGAAGCCTTTTCCGAAGGGACTCCGACAAGCACTTCTTTCTTTGTCAACTCCAACAGAGAATCCACCATGGATTTCATTTTGTCTGTTGAAGACGTGGCTTTGAAAGACATCATACAAACATTCCTCCAATTCCAACTTGACGAGAGAGTCTTAAAAACTGCTTGCCGTACCGAGTCTCATTGTAGGAACCTCCATCGTTTTCGATGCTGGCAGAATTGTCAACACTAACCGACACCCCGCCAACACCTTCGCTGTTTACGATCTGTGTGTTTCGGCCAGGATCGCCAGAAACCGCATCTTCTACGTCCATAGCCTGCAACGTAATGTTGTGGGCGACAAAAAAGCATATTCCATAGTACAGCCTAAATCCCCATCTGGTGGAACTCAACATAGAACTCGCCATTTCGTACCAGAATGTGATCATTTCGTCTGTGTATTTCGTTTCAGACGTAAACTCCGGGAAGTCCGTCCTGAATCGGTCTATGGTGAATGCTATTGTCGCCATGTTTTATTTCCTATTGACTCTCAGCTTCCGTTTGATTTCCTCTGGAGGCGGATTCTCCGCGACCTCTTCTTCGGTTTCTTTTATGCTATTCTCTCCAAGGATAATCCTGGGAATGTTGTAGTTTAATTTGACCGGTTTCCTCTGGACTTCGTCAACAACCTTAATTGCTCCAGAGGAAACCAATCCCTGAAAATACCAACCGGCAGCATCCGCATCTTCAATTTCGTGGACGCCCGGTTTTAAAACTTCTTTCTTCCCGGCAACTTTCATTTCAATGGGCCGGGCAACTTCGATCTTCATTTTTTGTTCTCCTTTTCTAAGGTTCACGTTTGCAGCGAACATTGTTCGGCATGTTCATTGCATCTAACTATCGAAATTATATGCCGTCGGCATAATACAGCGTTTCGGGATAGACGAATTCCGCGCATCCCAACCGGCCGAAGTATGTGGTCATGTGGTAAATGGACCGATACTCCAGAGGGGTCCTCTGCAACGGGACCAGAGGATAACGCACCCGCTGGGAATCCTGGGTATACGCGATCATACGATCCGTAGCAGCCAAAGGCGAACCGGCAGCAACACCACGTCCGGTCAGCCATTTGCAAGGCTGAATATCGAGCGGTTTGCCGTTGATCTGCATGGCGATGCAATTGTCGATGATATACTTCAGAATGCTGGACGAGCCGCCAACCCCGCCGATGGAAACGATCTGAGTCGTGATATAGGCGAACTGGACCGGAGGCAATAAGAGCTTCGTGGGGCAAATTGCATACGTGGAAGCAGCCCATGCCGAGTGAAGCAGCGCATTGATATCCGCCAGAATCAGGGCCGGAGTTTTGGTTGTCCACTCAGTGGCCGAATCAGTTCCGGAATCATCAACGAAGCCCACAGTGACTTTATCTGAATTAACGAGGCCGTACTTCGCGAGGCCGGAATCGCCGATGTAGACCATTTCGTCGATATCCATCTGCCATTTCAACTGAAGCCCGGCAAATTTCTGCTCGTCAACCGGACGACCTAACTGCTGGGCGGAAAGAAGCTCGGGAATCGTGTAGGAAATCTCCAGTCCCCAGAGATACAAGGGACTGACGGTCTTTCCGATGTCCAGGGCGACGCCAGCAATCTGATTAGAATTCTTTCCGATGAAACTTTTCCCATTGGAATTAATTCCGCCAGCTGCGGCGAAGGAGCTATTTGTGAACGAAGACGATTCGTCCGCGATGGAAACATCTTCTCTCAAATCAATGTCGCGACCCCAAGTCACCGCAACCAAAGGATCATGAAGTTTCTGGTCAAGCCTTTCAAGCTCTCCGACGAGGAAAGCGCCAGTGCTATCAAGGGTCATACTGTCAAATGTCATCATTGTATTTTTCCTCCTGTTATTTTATCTTTTATTCTTACGGCGACAACAATGACGCCACTTACACGTTAAATGCAATTTCCACATTTCCGTCGTCGTCGCCTGTGCCCATGAAATGACAACCAGTGATTGCAACGTTTGTGGCCGGAGACTCTTCCGAGCCAGCTTCAACACGGCCAATGAGAACAGCAGGAACAGCCTGCTGGCTACGATAGTAAACCTGGCCGTTCTTTGCAGGGGCATCATTGTATGCCTTGATAGTCATGTACCCGCCGACCAAAACGTCACAAAGCTGTGTCGGATCAGGGGTCGCAGCACCCAAAAGCTCATTAGTTGTCCGCTGGGTCGGGTAGGGGCGCACCAGGAATCCATAAGGCTGACCTGTGTCATCTTCTGCCATGGGGCGGATCAACCCTGAAACCATCTTGACCGGCACTCCGAACACCGTAACGGGGTAATTCTCGTCCATCTGCTGAGCTTCAATTCGCGCCGATTCCATCCGCGTGACATCGCCCGGAATTCCTGCAGGCATTCTGTACAAAAACGCATTGCTCATTGTGTTTCCTCCTTCTTAATTGTTTGTTGTTTTACCTTTTGTAAAAGGCTTTGTTCTTGGCTTGAATGTCCGCCACCTGCGCCGCCGTGCTGTTGGCATCATGGGTCACCTTTGTCAACTTACTGTTCTGAACCTTTCCGTTATTTGTAATTGCGACCAATTCAGACGCGCCCATAAACAATGCGTCCAGGGCGTCGTTGGTCATACTATCAAACGAACGGCCTTTGGCGAAGGTCTTAACGGCCTTTTCTGTCTCCGGACGAAGAGAAGCACCTTTCAATGCGCCGATCTTGATCGACCTCAGAATTCTTGCGTGGTCCTTGGTAGGCTTTCTGAGGCTCATCCCGGGAAAGAGAGTTTCGGCGCGATGCGCGACTTCGGGCCACTGAGCTTCGCAGTCAGCCGTTTCTTTGGCTTTTTCTTCTTCTTTGGCTGTCAACTCTTCTTCTTTCTTCTCTTCTTCATCAGGATCGTCTTTGGTCTTCTTGTCGCCGGTCTCTTCTTGTTCCATTAAAGATCGAATCAACTCCTCCAAAGCGTCAATGCGAGCAGCAAGGCCTTCAAGGCCATCGTCCTTGGTTTTCTTGTCGACCACCTTTTCTGATTCCTCTTCTTTTTCTTCTTTCTCGGGGTCGTCGTCCTCGTCTTTGACCTTCTTGTCTTTGGTCTTCCGATCCTCGGCTTTGGCTTTTTTGAACTCCTCAAAATCCGCCTCTTCCTCTGCATCCTTGAAGCCTTTGTCGCGAGCCTTGGCGTCGGCCGTTTCTTTTTCCTTTGCTTCTTTCTCTTCTTCGTCTTCCAAATCTGAATCCTTGAAAGGGAAAGAGTCAACCCATTTTTTAATTCCCAACACCTTCTTTTTGAAAGTCATGTTTTCCTCCTTATCAATGTCATTTTTATTTTCATTACAACCACATTGTCCACAACCATCACAAGCCTTGTCTCCAATGGCGCAACGGGCACCAGCTCTTCCTTTGGAAACCAAGGCCACATGGTTACCGACAATATTGTGTTGCCTTCCGTAGCCTTTTTCTATTTCTTCGTATTTAGCGTCGTACCCACATGATATTTCCCTCAATCCAGATTTGATCAGTTCAATAGCCTTCTCTGTCGTTATTAACAAATCAGCAATTACAAAATCCTGTTGGTTGCCTTCGCCCCTACGAACATTTTGGACTGTCCCATGAGCAAGATCCGGCCAATTTTCAGGGCCTACAAAACCACTCGGATGGTCGATCGTGACTGGCTTACCTTCAAAAGATTTGAGGGCAATCTCGTCGAACACATCAGATTGATCACGCTGTATCCTAACTCTACCTGTATCGTCGGCAGTTACTGGAACTTGACCTTTGCGATATATAAATTCACCCACTCGAGTGATAGGAACATTGGCACAAAGAAGAAATCCTTCAGGTGTCTCTGCGATATTCTCGCTCAACTGTTCAGTTACATAAAACCGCATGGACTCTTCTGAATCAACGCCGCTCAATTCGCCCTTGTTCTTCATGGCATAGAAAACGCTTTCTCCTTTTTCAGGGCCATATTGCTTTATCAGATTCGCCATTAATTCTTTGCCTTTGTCGGTGAGTGGCATAGCTACCCTATCATCGAATTGACCTTGTTTAGATCAATGTTGATTCGATGTTTGCTACGAAGAATATTGGCTTCACGCCTACGATCTTCAACAATATCGGCGCGCATACCATAAAGGTTTTCATTTTCGCAAGCCTCCGCAAATGCTTTGTCAGGAGACATTCCTTTCTTTATATTTTCAAGAGTCCCGTGGATCACATAATCAAATCCCGCATCTCCCGACTTCACAACTTTTGACTGAATATCCGGCGTCTTTGGTCTTTGTGTCGCGGACGGCAAACAAAATGTGCCTCGCTTCATCGAGCAATTTTTCTGCTTCTCTGCAGGCTCTTTTAATTTCACTTGAAGCGTCTGAATTGGAAGCAATCGAACCTAAACGATTACTATTTTTAAATAAATCTTGACTTATTCTTCCTAATTCGCTTGACCAATTGCTTGCGTCACCGGTCTTATGCTTGATCAAATGAGCCGCATCGGCAGTAACACCGCACTTCACGCAACGATAACCAGATCCACCAAAAGTAATATTGCCTGGTTTAGCATCACAGGTGGCGGAGTCTCCAGTCTTGGAGTCCCTACTGCCAAATCTTGGTTCAACAATATCTTCTTCGACGGCCAATGTCTCATGAGTTCCTTCAACATCTACCAACAACATACCAGAAACAGCAGATGGGCCTTTCAATACTCCTTTTCTACCTTTCAGCCATCCTCCGCCAGTAAAAACCACCTGCTGGCCTTTAAACCAAGGAACTTTATCATACTTGGGCCCATCTCCAGTTTTGGAATCAGAAGTCATTTTATCAATCTCGTCTTGAATCTCCTTTGCTTCTTCTGAATCTCCATTGCGTTTAGCTGCCGCCAACTGCTGACGCAAAGACACAAGGCGTTCTTCGGATTCAGGTTTCGCGTCATCTGTGCTCAATCCTGCAAAATCGAGGATGTCATCAAGAAGCTCAGAGGCCATAGAGTCTTTAAACCTAATATTGTCACAATAATCCCCAATATGATCGTTAATAACTTCTCCCACTTCATCATAATCATACTCTCTTAAAAACTTATTGGCCAGCCGGTCTTGAGCGTTTAATAACAAACTGTACGCTTTTTCTGCATTGCCTGCTTTTCTTTTTAATGCTTCTAATCCACCAACTTCATCCACCAACTCGGACAACTTCAATTGTTTGAATCTATAATATTTTTTAGAATCGCCAACCCCATCTTTTGTGTTGGAATCTCTAGCTGCAACATCATTCGTCTTTGCATACTGACCGTCTTTTACGTTTTTGAGCATATCTCTCAGAAGCATTTTTTCTCTCCTTTATTTAAAAAGGTTTATAATTATATAAATGGTTTTACGCGCCTCATAAATTTACATCGGACAAAATATTCTCGATTTTATTTCAAATCAAGCAATTCTCCTGGAATTACAGGCTCTGGATAGCATCGACAATTGTAGATGCATCCAGGATGTGTTTTTGTTCCGTCACTCAATGTCGGTGGCTCTGACCACTTAAACTCCCTGCCGTCCATTTCTTTGTGACTCTTCCTGACAAGCAAATCCTTTGACGTGTGCCATATATATGACGTTGAGCCAATTCTTTGTGCCCTAGTTTGAGTCAAAACGGACGAGGCTCGGGAAACTTCCGTTCTGGCAATTAAAGTTGCTCTATTGAGCGATATGGCCTCTGTCTCTAAAATCTTCTTGGCAATCTCGTCGGCTCTTGCGCTCTGCATCAAATTTTCAGTTACCAAGCCATGAACCCTGATGGCCGCATCGATAGGAATGCTTTTGATCAAGGCAACATTCTTTGCCATCAACTCCTTATATGCTTCCCCTAAAGGAGTTTCTGCAATCTCTTTTCTAAGAGCTACTGACATCCTCTTTGAGTTTTCGTTCCAAGCACGAATATCTTGATCGGCAATATCCGCTAAAACCTTTCTGACAATATACCTGGCCCACGGATCAATGATTTCTGAATAAGCATACAAAGCCCTTTTTAACTTCTCCGCAGACAAAATATCATTGGGCTCATATCCTTTGATGAGACGCATTACTTCCTTGGCAACTCCTCTCATGGACCTGAAATACGAGCTTTGCGTCCTTTTGCCAACTTGGAAAGGGCTTCGCTTGACTGGCCTTTTAAAGACAACTGGCTTGTCAGATTTTTTGGGGGCATCCATTGTAAACATCTTTTATTCTCCAGCCAGCTTCGTCCTGGTAACCGTTGTCCCGTCGTCGGATAGGGTGGCAGAAAAAATAACTTCTCCGGCGTCATTCTTAATGCTTACCTGTGTATCGGTTTGGATACGCTCGTTTCTCATTGCCATATAAAGCATCATCAAGGCTTGTTTGATGGTAGGAGTGGCAACGGGGGTCCCGGCAGGCAATTCTGCCAAAACATCTGTGCCAAGAACATCAACAACCTCTGCGTTTACTTCGGCGGCAGAAAGATCGTTAAGCCCTGCAATCTGGGTCGGTATAGTGATCCCGGTATCAATAAGTATATTGTCTATCTTGGCATCTGTTGTTGCCAAGGTTACTGCCAATGCCGCTCCGTTGGTCCCTCTCATATCGGAATTTGTCGTTGTTGTATCTACAAGAGCAACACGGGCAACAGTGTCTGTCGCGGGATCAAATGTAGAAACTCCAGACAAATCAACGGCATCTGTTATTGACTCCTTCATTGTTGCCGTAAAATCTCCGTTGCCGGGGGCATTGGTAAGATTGGTGACTGTCGTGATGGTGCCTGCCGTAATATTGGTTGGGGTTGCCAATCCTGCCTGAATCTTTGTCACTGCGTCGGCTTTCACTCCGGCAGCAGTAATCCAGTCGCCGGGAATTGCGGGAAGATTTGTAAGATTGGTGGTCGTCGCCACCGAGGTTACCGCTGCAATTGTGTCTCCAACAACCACGTAATCTGCAGCAGCCAATGTCCTGGCTTCAAATTCCAGCACCGTAGGAAGATCTGCCAATTGTGTGTCGAGATTAGCTGTTGCTAATCCTACAGCCGATCTTAAATCGGCAGCGTTTAATCCCGGAGCCTGTTCAAGAGCATTGGCGGTCAATCTTCTTATGCCACTGTCGTCCTCTGTCATCTCCCACACATGATCGAGCTTTGATCCATTTGCTTCCAGGGCCGTCTTGACATCTGCTGCGGAATGTGTGCTAAATCCAATAGCGGTTTTCCAATACAAATCACCATAATCTTCGACGGCTTCAACCGCATCTGTGACATTTGTAGGCGTAGCAAATCCGGCAGCTGTAACCCAATTCCCTTGATTCAGTTGTAGCTCGTTGGTATCGGCAACTATCAATACTGTTTCCGCTTTCAAGGCAATGATATCCGCTGCAATATCCGCTCCTGTAGCATTCGTGACTACGGCGTTATAAACAGCAATTCCATTTGCGGCAGCCCAGGGGTCGCCAGCAGAAGATGCCGCATCAAGAATAAGGTCAAGTCTGCCTCCATCGGCCCATTCTGCTTGGAGCTCATTGGTGTCTGCCAAAACAAGAACAACATTATCATGCACTGTTGCTAGATTTGTCGCTGTTGCATAACCAGCAGATAAGATTGTGCGAGCTTCCATTTCTGTATTGGTAGGAGGATCGTATGCATTTAAAGCATCTGTGCACTCCGATTGGACCTCGGTATCCCACGCAGCATTCCAAGGAATAGCGGTTAATCCAGCACCATTCGATCCTATGTCTGCAACCAAAGCATCAAGCACGGTGTCGACAGTTGCCACTGGAGCGTTAAGATTATCTGCTATTAATTTACCAAGAGACCCAACTGTTGCATGGCCGCTTGTTACTACCTCGTCGAGAATAGCATCAATAAGAACTGTGGCTTGGTCGTGAATTGCTACAACAGGAATTCCTGCAGTATCTGGCGCGTGTACTGCTGTGCCATTCCAGGTGTAGACATTGACGTCCAGTTTATTTGCTACAGTAAAAGTCAATTTATCTGTTTGTGTTTTTATAGTGGCGACTTCTGTATCAATATAACTTAATGCTGTTCCAAGATCAGTGTGAATATCTGCAAGCCCTCCTGACGCATCGTCAAGAAGATCTATTGCAGTTTTCTCTGTTGCTGTATAGTCCGCAGTAATATGCCCGTCAATAGTTCCGACGTGCGTATGCACCGCAGCGAGATCTGTTCCTATTTCGTCTTGTGTGTTCGCTACGGTATATAAAGTGCCGGTAAACGGCACACAACCAGCAGTGTTGTCGACGATATAGACCCAAATTACGTCTCCGTTCATTTCTGCGGCAGAGAGGACAACACTTAGTTGCCCGTAGGTGGTGTCTTCTTCTGTTATTGCTGCTGCTATATCCGCAACTCCAGCCAAATCGGTACTTACTTTTTTCGTATAAGTGCCTGGGTTAGCTATAATCGTCCCGTCATTTTTATAAAGGGTAAAGCATAGTGTAAAAGCAGTATTTTTCTTCGGTGGCCACTGAGAAGCCATGATTATCTACCTCCTATAAAAGACGGAATGAAGTTATGTTTCATAATGTTATAAACAAATGGTGGAGGGGTAATTGTAAGCAATAGGTAGGGATCATATGTTGTGTCTGCCTGGTTAGAATAATATGCGCCACAGAGGAATCCTGATCTGCCGCATGTCAAGTTATCATAGTCGTGTGGCTTTCTCGGTTACAGATCTTCATAGTCCCGCCAAGGGCAGTCTGCGCGGCAGAAATCCCTCCAGCATTAAATGCTATTTCGTTATAACCTGTAAGAGACCATGCGGCAGTATTCCCAAATGATGAGCCAGAAAAAGCATTATAATCAGCAGCCGCCAACGTGGCGCTCTGAGTGCCGAGTTGTGCCATCACAGTAGAACCATTCTGTGAATAGCCATATAAAAACTCAGAACACGCCGTAACTGTGCCAGACAACCCGGTTAAAACATAATAAAAAAAGGATCTGAAAATGAGAATTGTAGGGCCCCCACTGTAACTAGTGCTCATTGAATAAGGGTAATGAGATGAATTAGAGACTGCTGTCCCTCCAAATGCATCGTGGACCGTACTCCAAGTTCCGCTCGATGCGTTATATACGTACCCATCAGCCGTAGAACTATATACTGTGTCAGCATCCAACAGAAAGTTTTCAGGCAATTCAACTTTGCCAAAAGCTTCTGTCGGTTCCTTAACATACAGAAAGGTTCCGTCTCCTAGGTCCTGCAAGGAATGCTTTACAAGATTGTTGTACTTTCCTGGCTCATCTTCATAAAAAAGTGGTTCGCCTGTGGTCGGATCCAACAATATGGGCTTGCATAGTCGCAAAAAGAACTTCCCGTCGCTACGATAGACCCAATATTCATCGAGTAATTCCCGATACTCTATTCTCATTCCATGTGTTAAATGGCACCTGAAAGATATCTTAAACCCATCATCAGCATTGGTTAATGGCAGACAAAGCCTGCTTCCTTGCCTTGTTGAGCGAACTATAATAAGGCCTAAGTTGTACGCTACAGGAGCGACTACAGTCTTGGTAGATAGGTTGATGGTCTGTGATTTTCCATTAATCTCTAAACTTTCCAGGGACATTTCAAACTGTTCACTACCATCCTGCTTTTCATCGGGACGAAACCCCACAAACTTATATGGATCGTCTGCCTTTTTGATGCCTACAGACACAATGGATTTGTCGCGCAAATAAATCCCTTTTGCTTTATCCGTATATCCATTGGCAACGTCCACGATAGAGATGGGCAATAACTGTCCGTCGCGCATGTAGGCTAGAGGATTCTGCAATGTATTGCATCTGTATTGCCTGCTCCTGTCGCTCATCAAATACTCAACTATATTTCTGTTCAAAAATCCTGAAGACACTATATCACTCATCGAAAACAATCCTCTTGCTGCTATTCTCTATCGTCTTTTTATGTCGCATAAGCATCTAAATACCAAAATTAAAAAACCGCAAAGGAATCTCTCCGTATGGGCCAGGAGGGCCTGCTTCTACAGACTCGATTACCGTCGCCTCTCCTTCGGCTTCAGAAATGATCACTACGGGCTCGCCTTCAACAATTATAACATCCGCATCGTCGCTCATCGTGTCACCGCCGCAATGATAGTTGCTGTTCCATAAAGCTGTAAAACCGTCTCGCCTTCCGACGTTGTCAAAAAGCAATCATAAGCACCTACTATGTCTTTATGAAGTGCACAAACACCAGCAGTGTCTTCGTCCTTGATATAAACACGAAACTTCCCGAGATCGCCAAGGACTTCATTGCTGTCATATATATAGACGCCCGTAAGCCCATCTGCAACCCAAGCTTCGGCCTGAAAAGGAACTTCAATCAATACTTCCTCGCTCTTTACCTTGGCTCGGACTTGCATATTGCCTTCGTACTCTGTGAGGTCTACGGCGACAGATGGATCTCCAGACTTCCATTGAAACGTCTTGTTGAAAGTCCCACCTTCAACAATCGTGATGTTAACATTGGCTCTGATCATTTAAGCCTCCTGCCCTCTCGTTTCTCTTTTGAAAATTCGATCATAATTCTGATACCATTCCTGTGACGGCATCTTGGAATGTATTGGAGTATGTTGCCTAATCAAACGTTCACGATTCTTTGCCAACTGTCGTTCTTTCTCTTTTGTAAACTCTCCCTTCATTTCATTCCTCCTCTAGTTCATCAGGGTCAAAACCAAGCATGTCAATAAGGGCTGCCGTGGCCGGCAAGTCGTCGTCGTTGTCTTCGTCGGAATCTTTTTCTGCACGCCAATCCAACGGCTTTTCTTCGACGGAACCAAAATGAACCTCTGGCAAATCTTCAATATAGCTCATGGCAAATCTCCTTTTATAATCTCCATCCCTCAAACACAACAGGATTAATATATGATTTAAGAGCCACAGACGGCGTGTTTCCTAGTTTCTCTGCTACTTTCTTGGCGACAGCCATCACTGCTTTTTTGTATTCTTTGTCGTTAGTAGGTCTTTTTTCTTGGGCCTTAACATATTCCATGGCCGTCTTGGTTCCCAATAAAGTGCGAAAATCCTTCGTCTTAAACCCTCCTCCGTCCAATGACGAAGAGTGCTTCAGGAGCTGAATATTGCCACAATTGAATATCTTGCCGCTGTCCCCTGCTTTTCTCTTTCTTTCCGCAAGTATTTTGGCAATTGACGGGTCGTCAACAGAAATCTTGTTTTCGACACCTTTCTTGCCAATAAAATGCAACATACATTTTCCACCTTTGCTTACTTCGACATGACGGCCTTCCAGCGTAGTGGCTCCATAGGCTTTGACCTTGGCCTGACGGTCGTCGATGCTGCCCGGACGAATACCTGTTTTCATAATAATTTTCAGAACCAATGCAGCTTCAGCTTTCTCTCCTTTTTCTTTTCGTAAGATCTCTTCGTTTTGTTTTTCTACTTTTTCAAACTTCTTGTTTAGCTCCTGAATGCGGGAAAATTTTCCTGCATCCTTTTTTGCTTTATGATCATCTGAATAAACATATTGAACGCGTCCTTTCGAATCTTTACCTTTGACAAGTAGACTTGCCTTGGGGTCTTTGGAATAAACGACATCAGTCCATGCCGGAGGGATCTTAATCTTCGAAACATGCGGAGGCAAAGGCTTTCCTTCGCTGGTCAAAAGTTTTCCTTCCTTGCTTATTTGCGTCCCTAGCATCCCTTTAGAGGAAGGAGTAGACACTTTACCGGACTTTTCTTTTTGAACGGCTTCAGAGCCACTTGCGGACGTTGTGGTGGTCTTTTTGTTTCCTTGGCCTCCTCCGCTTCCAAACTTCCCGTCGTCTTCTCTGGGGTGATCTTCTTCTTTAAACCCAACAGCATCCTTGGTTTGAAAATAAAGACCCGAAGCAAAACCCCTCAATCTATCGACCAGTAGCATATTTGTCCTTCCACCTCTTAATCTTGTCAAACAAACTGTCTTTTGTATAACGCCCATCTTGCGCGATTCCTTGTGGATTTTCTAGGGACTCTTCTTCGGCTTTTTCTCCTTGAAGGTCCGGGTTCTGCCCTCCCATGATATCGTTGGGATCTTCTGCTTCCTTGATTTCTTCCGGTTCAGCTCCAGGCATTCCAGGAGGAATTTCGTCTTCCGCGTCTTTAATATCTTCGTCTGTGATATTTGAGAACCGACCCGTGACACGAGAGCTCTGTAAAAGCTCCTTTAATGCCGTTGATTTTCTTATCGTCCCTGAGTCTGATGCGGCCATGATTGTGTTAGAATCGGTAGACGCGATCTGGCTTTTCTCTGTCTCCGACAATTGCCACAACGAAACAAACTGATATTCAAAATCATCGGGCAAAGCCTGCCCTGTTTCTGATTTGGCAATTACTCCAAAGAGCTTGTCTATCTGTGGTCGCAAGCGAACTTCTTGCTCTTTATTAATATGATCGTAATAATTTCTGAGATCTGTATCTCCAGTGGAAAATCCAGAAGGCGACTGGCCAAACAAACGAATCAGGGGAGTTTCTGCAGCACCAGCAATCTGCTGTGCAAACTGTTGTAGGATGTCGCTGATCCCTCCAAAAGAATATGAATGGACATTAAAGGAATCCTTGCCGTCCAGTACTGTTATTCCTTCGTTGTTTTGCATTTGTCGGATATACTGAAATTGCTTTAAGACGGCATCTTCTTCGGCTCCGCCAGTAGCAAGAGCCTCTCGGAACCCATCGACCCCAATCACTCTAAGGTGCGCCCTATACATCAACTGGGCGACACCCTGAGTGGAAGAATCAAATGCAATTAAGCGATCCAGCACTCTTTCTACAACAGAAATGCCCCAGAGGTTCTCAAACAACTTCTGATAGTACGGCATTTCAATACCTTCAAATCTTAAAACCCTTGTGTAATGAATCTTCATTCCGGGCAATGTGGACATCCCGGACAAGACTTCATAATACTCTGGCTTCCCCATGTCTTTGCAAAGGTCCGTGATGAGCTCGCTGACCGTAGGCTGTATCTGCCATCTGTCAAGCACAACCAGCCCTTTGAATTTCCCTTTGCCGATCGTTTCTATATTCAAAGGCTTTGAATAATCTGCGCCATCAATGAGCATCACAGCAATCGCGCCGCCGTACAACCGACTCCATTTGATTGCATTCGCAAGGTCGTGCCAGACACCAAAATTGCTGATTGAAGACTGAATCTTTTTGATGTCCTCGGGCTTCATTTGAGATAAAAACTCCACTCCGGCCTTGGTCATGTCTTCCGAGACACAATCTACTATCCGGCCTATCAACCATGAGCCACGATAAGCAGCTTCCAATTGAAGGCGATCCCGAGTGATGAAAGAGCCCAGCTCGTAGCGACCATAAGAAGCTATGTTGTCTGCCTGTAGGCCGAGCTTTGCGACAAAATTGGCAAAAGAGTCTTGCGTTCTTGCGTCCTTTGTTGGGTTTCCCAGCTTGTCAGTTGTATGGGAACTTCTTTGAACAGGAACAAGGTTCTTTTCGGTTGTCTTTAACTCTGTTTTTGGATGTCTTTTTGTTTTTGACATGATTATTCCTCTGGCGTCAATTGACCGGCAATATGTTTGGCAATCATTTGCTTGAACTCCGTAATTGTTGTTACTGACACAGGGCCGAATTTCATTTGGGTGTCATAATGAGCAAGATAAGCATCTCTTGCTTCTCTAAGACTATCGAACCCCAACATACATTTGTCTTCGTCGAATTTTCCTTGATCGTTTTGATGTATGATGTACACCATCATAGAATAAGGGTTGGGGCCTACAAAACAATCAATTCCCTCTCCGTCAGCTCCTTTTGTCCCGTCAAGGTATCCGTACGGATATAGAAAAATGGTTTGCCACTTGTTCCCGTCTTTGTCGACACCTTCTCTTATTGACCCGACATCGTTCTCGACGATTACAAGTAAGCCTTGGTAGTCGATGGATCCCAAGCCCACGGGCTCTTCGGCATCTTTCGTTCTGGCTTCTTTGTTTAAACGATCAAACAAATATTCGTAGACTTTTAAATGACTCTCAAAATTCTTGATTGTGCCACCTTCATTTACTCGGATTCTACCCCATAAAGCACCAGGATCAAAGAAAAGAGTCGTCACAGGATTTTGTAAGGAATTCGCCAGCAATTCCAATTGCGCCTTGCTGATTCTTTCGTGTTTACTTTCGTAAATATCCAGTGTCCTGTAATTAAGCATTGCTTAATTCTCCATCTTCTTCAGGCGTGTATAATAATCAGGCAACTCTGTCAAATGGTCCAGCGCAATCCTCCTGGCAATCACCGGGTTGTCAGTGTGTTCCAGTTCTACTTTGTCTCCCATGGCAAGCTCGTCCGGATCAAAATCTTTCTGTTGTCCTTCTTTCATATAACGACCTTGCGAAAAGAAAGACTGAAGAAGAGAATAAGCTGCTTCTTCAAACTCCGAAGGATCAATCCCAAGTTCGTCCGCCAATGAATGAAAGTCTTTGTGGTCTTCGATGACTTTGTTTTGGGAGAAAAGTGCAATTAGTGCTTCTGTCTTGCCGTCTTGAGAAATGTCGGCATACCAAGGCACTGAATCCTTGGTATAGATAATTCCTTTGCTTCCGTCCCATTCTCCGATATTTGGCTTCGCTTGACAAATATCTTTATCTCCTTCAAATTGAACAGACGGATTGATCTTCTTGCAAGCAGTTCGCCATGCTTCATAAGTGCTGTATTCTTTTTCTCCAAGATAATTGACGGAGTCCTTTGTGTCTGCAATCTGAAGGTCGCCAAGATCAAACTTAATTTCGTCTCCTCCAGGAAACCTGACCAATGGTTGATCTCCAATATACTTTATGACGATTCCCGTTCGTCCCCTCTTGTCACTGTCCATCTTTGTAACTTTGACGCGATCACCTACAGCGTCCATTGTCTTATCTCCAATGAAGTCCTTTGTATTTTCGTAAATTCCCTTCACATTGTTCATCTTTAGATATTCGCTCAGTAACATCGGACCCTCCAATTAATAGATACTAATACTTTTAACTTCTAAATCACAATATTCCGTAGTCTGCTGAAATCATTATATTTTCTTTACTTGCCAACGACATCAACCCAACTTCTTTTTTTGGCAAGATCAAGTTCTGTAAAACCCCAGACCATTGCGTCCATTCTGTTTGGACTTTGTTCTCCTGGTGTCCATAAGCACATTTCGTCTTCTAATTTATCAAATTCGCCAACGTGATGTCCTCTTCCTTGTTCGTATACAACACTGACAGGTTCTGCCCTGGTTTGTTTTGATTGAGAAGCACTAACCAATTTTACTTTAACATGAGCGTCTACCTGAGAAATAACCTGAGAAATCATTTCTCCGCCGTTATTCTTTTCTGCAACGATATACATTGCGCCAGCCTGATAAAATGCAGCTACAGCAGCTTGAGCCCAGGTTAATGGAGATCCTTGTATGGAATCGTCCCTTAAAACATATCCATGTTGTTGCGCCCTGCCTACCGTGATAATGCCGGCCTCGTCTCCTAAAGTTGATGCGCTGGGATCTAACGCAACAACTATCTTTTCCATCTTGGGAATTGCATATACTCTGGTGGAATTGATTGTATCTCTTTTCCAAAGGGCTCCTGGTGCTTCGTCAATATCATCCGCTAGAATTTCCATACGATATGCAGTTGAACTCATATCGCTTGTGATCTCTGACAAGGCTTCTTTGGACAAATGCGGATTGTCCATAGATGTGAAATGAAATGCCTGGTATCTTTTTGGATTGGTCTTTTGTAAGAGCTCTATCCTTTTGAAAAGTTTGCTGGCATGCTGTGAGTCCTTGGCATTGGACTTTTGTTTGCTTCTTAATGACGGAGGGGTGTAAATGAAAACTGCATCGCCATTAGTGTCCAGCATCATCGGGGCGCCAACCAGAGCCCAGGATTCCTCGTGCATTAGTTGGAACTCGTCAAGGATCAATACGTCGGCATAATCTCCTCTTAATGTGTCTGCGTTCCATGCCGTTTTGGCCTTGATACGATTCTCGGTACCCTTAACTTCAATATAATGCTCTGCTTCATTCTTATAAAGCACATTTTTCTTGATGGGCCAATAAAGGGCCTTGTTGACAGTTACCCAAAAACGGCTTATCTGCTCCGCTGTAGGAGCAGCATACAAAACCCTTTTGCCCTTTAAAAATTCTTCCACCCCTAGAATTCCGACACCTACTGTTTTACCACCACGACGCCCAGCCCGGATCATCTTTCTCTTGGCCGGCGAAGAAATAAAACCCTGCTGCTTCGGAGTAGGCATCGGCAATTCAATTCTGCATTGAGATTTACTCTGTTGTGCTAACATTCGCTTTCAGTCTCCTGCAATGGCTTGTTGGTATACTCTACAACAAACCTAATTGGTCCGCCATCCGGATTGCTCAACTCAACCTTTTCCTTAAACATATTGATCTCTTTCCCCATCTTTTCCAGCGCGGACGGCTTGTCGTACAACTCGATTGCTGAATTCTCGGTGATAAACTCCTTGTAATTTATTTTTCCGTCGCCACCCTTAACTGGCGTGCGGGTGATCGTGCGATGGACAGTGAGTTTTTTTATGGCGCGGGAAACTTGTGGAGGAAGCAACTTCATCTTTTCCTTTGTATCGCTGTCCAACAACAGACAATCATAATCCGCAATGTCAGAATGGGCAATGAGGCTGAATTCCTTGAGAATCTTTTCTTTGGTGTTGATAAACCTGGTGTCGAGTCTCTTTTCGTAACTTTCTATGGCCAGAATGATTTTCGGCATGGACAATAACTGGCCGGCACTTACATGGGCGCTCTTTTCGGAATACCCGGACCGGATTGCGGCTTCTTTTCCGTTGTAATCCTTCAAGTATTCCCGCACAAAAGTCCTGTGTTGAAGACTAAGCGCATCCATTATGTCTTCTGACGGTTCAGCCTTTTTCTTTTTCTTCCACAACCCGTCCAGCTTCTTATTCAGTCTTTTTATCCGGGTTACATTTACGGGTTCCTTGGCAGGCTGTGGCGGCATTGGTTTTCTATTGAGTTTTACCATTAATCTAATTCCCTTCTTTCTTCGTACACCTTGTATAATTATATAAACCGTTTTTGGACCCGGATAAGTTTAAAATGATGGAACTTTAATCAATTTAATAATAATTACAATAAGATGCATAAATTTTTAACCTGGCAAAAATAAAGACACATTCCTGAACTATATCTGGCCCTTGCGCAAGCATGCCATCAAAAAAATCAACTTCAAAACCGACAATTTCCAAAGAAATTATCGGACAAAATAAACATCAACTCACTGTTATCACTGCGCAATTAATTACTTAAAAACAATCCTTTACATTATTTATAAATAATGTATACTGAAGTCGAAATTAAGGCTTGATCTTTGAGAGATGGGTTTGGGGCGGCAAGTGAAACCGGGTTATAACCCATCAAATTATATGAGAGGAAATAGGTCGAGAAGTAGAAGACAGGGTGTACGCAAACTGCTATTGCAGTCCCTACAATAAGCCACGAACTCCTTCTTAAAACAAAAGACCTAGGATGCCTAGAAAATCCTAAAATAGACAGGTGGTAAGTGGTCACTATAGGCCGCCCAGAACCTAACCCTATAGAGAAATATAGGTTAAACCTGATGATGCTCAGGTAGCCATAGCGGTAAGGCTTGAACCGTTTATGATCCTGTGGGAAATGGTCAATCACATTTCCCGGTGACGATAAAGAAAAAAGGATGGAAGGTCACAACCTAACTTATCAATAAAACTAAAGAAAGGGAGAAAGAAATTGTAACACCCTTCGCCCAACCAGACCGAAACGCCGAGAGGCGTCTGCAAGTTAATCTTGCACCAACGAGGTCAAAAACTTATAGAAAGGAGAAAAAATGTTCACGTTCAAAACAACTAAACCAGAAGGACCCCATAAATCGTTCCACCCATCTCAACATGATATCAAAATCAAAAAGAAGATAGTTGGGTACATTGCCGACGCTGAGCCTTTTACGATTCATCTCATGGTCATCAAGAAAGATATCATGGAAAATGGAAATCCGAATTGCGATTGGAAATGGATTAGCCTGAAAAAGGAATCGACATCCTTGCAAGAGGCAAAGGATTTCTTGCAGGAAAATTTCGATCCAATCACAATCCGGTTCAACCTCTATCGTATGGAACCGTAAAACAAGAAAGGAGAAACAAAATGAAAGGAATCGAAGAATTAATTTTCGGAATCAGAGCAGGGTATTGCTACTTCTATTGCGAATCGCAAGAAGTGCAAAAAACACACGCCGACATCATTTCTGGACTGGGGGCATACTATGCAGCCAATGAAAACGGTACGAAATGGCGAGTCGGCTCTTGGAGTTTTGAATCTAAGAGCCCTGACGGACAAGGCCAATATAATGATCCTGACAGCTTGTTCGGCATGCTGGAAAACATCAAGGACGGCTATGACAACATCCCTGCTGGACAAATCGTCGTGGCAAAAAACTTCAACTGGTTTTTAGCAGACGAATATGGGAATTGCGACAAAGCCAAAACAGAATGGCTTATGAATAGGACTGAAGCCTTTTCTAGCACAG